TTGGAATAATCCTGATAGAGGGACTAATCCTATGAGTTTCGGAACAAGCAATTGGAGTCCAACAAGGAGTAGATTAGTAGGTACAAAAAACGGAGGTATGAGATGGGTAAATTAAAAAAAGATAATTTTACCAATAGATATTTTAAACCTGATTTATTACAAAAACAGATAGATCTAATTAAAGAACCAACATCAACAGATGCAATGGCAGAAAGTTTTCAAAAATATAAAGATTTACCATCTAGTAATGCTCATGCTCAAATGGATAATATGACAATGGGTGCTATAGGTGATGGAATTAAATCTGTAGCTAATGACCAGAGACAAGAGAAACTATCACCCGTTCTTGAAATGGTAGGTCAACTTAATGCTCGTTCTGCATATCTTGAAGCTCAATGGCAAGAACATCAACAACAAGAAATGGAGACGCAACAATTTGTACAAAATCAATCATTTGCATTTTTAGAATTATCAAAGGCTGTCAGTGCTGGTGACTCAACAGCTGCTAATAATATAGCTAGAGGTATACTACAATCTTATAAAAGTATGTCTGGTGATCCTATAGTAGGAGATTTTGACCATTATTATGACGGTAATATATATTATACAAATACTGAAACAGGTGCTAAAGAGGCGTTAAGTATTCCTTTGTTGTTAAATCAAAGTGGGATAGCTCAAGAGTTATTTGGTACTGAGTACCCGACAATGATGTCTTCGTTTTCTACTGGTTTTGCAGCTCAATATAAGAATGAGCAAGAAATGCAGCGTCTAGCTTTAGAAAAAGAACGCGCAGGTATTAGAAACACAAACGCTCAAGCTAATCAGCACGACGCTAATACTCAGTACTTAGGGATGCAGAGTAGGCAGATTGAAGATCAGATGAATACTCCTGCGCCTAAATACGATGATGGAACATTATCACATATTAGAAAAGGTAACTCTGATTGGGTTAATGAATTAAATAAAAAACATAAAGATGCTAAAAAAGCTATAAAGGCACAAATTCAAATCAGGGATGCTATACAAGAAGAATTGAATAATGGTAGTTCTCAAATAGGTTCTAGTGTCTTAGCGCAAGCTGCTAGGTGGTTTAATGAAAAAGATGGTGACAATAGAGCACAGCAATTGATAGAACTAAAAAGACAACCCTTATTTAAAGATTTAAAAAATACTTTTGGTGCAAGGATTACAGATAATGACCTAGCAACATGGTTAACAACGCAAGTAGATTTAAATACTCAACCAGAGCTTGCAATAGAAGTTTTAAATGAACGTATACAAGATGCTGAATCAGATGTTCAAGAGGAATTACTAAGGCGTGCAATTTTAGAAATGGAGTTCCAGAATAATGAACCTTATAACTCAATGTTAGTAGATGACCGTGTTCAGGAAGAAATGCATAATATAATGCAATCAATGCAGGAAGAACAAAACTTAAATATGTCGACTAATGAGTCTCAAGAAGATATGATTAAAGCTACAGATCCAGAAACAGGTGAGAGTATGATGATTCCTATGGAGCAAGCTCAAGAAGCCCAGTCTCGTGGATTAGTTATTGAGCAATAATTTATATGAATATGAGGTTATTATGAAAGAGAAAATAGAAGAAATTGTTAAAAGTAAAAAATTGCCTGAGAAAATTGAGAAAGAGGTGCTTGAAAGTTGTCTAGGTCTTGCTGATATATTTAAGGATGATAAAGACTTTTTTTATAATTTACTAAAAAATATTGTTAGTTCCTTTAATTTTAATGATTTTTACAAAATAGATAAGTTAATTAGAAATTATTATAATGTGGGATATAGTTATTTAGATGAGCAAACAAAGGCTATTGTTTATTCAGCCAATTTGTTAAGATATAGTGCGGGTAATGAAGAAGAATATAATGCATTAAATATTACTGATATATTAAATGTATCTCTCAATGTTAGCGAAGTATTAGAAGATCTATTTGAAAATAATGATTGTAATATCGAGTTATTAGGTGAGGGTTAAAATGTCAAAAATCAAAAATATTGATGATTTTTTTGAACAAAAAATAAAACCCCTTACTCAAGTAGAAAAAGAAAAATTAAAAGAATACAAAAAACAAACACGCAGCAAATGGGACGAAACTAAAAAGAAGTGGGAAGATCATCTCATAGAAAAAATAAAGAAAAATAAATATCCAAATCAAAATGCGATGCAAGAACATTTTGATGAATTATATGACAAAAAAGTTTCTCCTATTTTAAAACAATTCAAAACCGATCGAAAATTTCAAAGAACCCTTACAGCACCAACAGTAAGTGATATAACAAAAGGAAGTGAGTTTGATAAGGTTCACCAAGAATTATTTAATAGATTAGCTACAAAGATGGAAGAATTAGGTAATCCTATTACTTTTCGTGCAGCACTTGATAAGTCTCCAGCCTTTGTAGCTAAAAATAAAGAAAAATATATACGACTTGCTAATTCTAAAAGTAAAAAGCACATGACAGAAATGGTGAATCACGAAGGTTTGCATTTTTTAGATGCATATGTAGATAAGGTAACACCTAAATTATTAGAAAACCTAAAAGATTTTAGATTGAATCCATCTCATAAAACTGAAAAGCAATATATAAATAATTTAAAAGAAATATTTAATCACGTTCAACCGGGATCTTGGAGCAAACATTATGAAAAAGCTTTTTCAGATTTACGAATAGAATATGATGCAGATGGAGGTAAAAGACTTTATAAATTAAACGATAAGGAGAAAGAAGAATTTGATGCATTACCAACTCGTTATGATAAATTGAAATATATATCTGAATATACCGATATTCCATCGGAACTTAAAGATGACAAAATAGATTCAGATCCACGAGGAGCTTCTCTTAACATTGGTGAATTATATACTTACCCTGTTACAAGGTCTATGTATAGTTGGGGACTACAAAACCAGCCTAAGCATGTAAAAGATTTTATGAAAAAAAATATAGATACGGCTTTAAATGCGCTAAAAGATGAAGACATGCCTAATGTAAAAAATAATTTATTCAGGAGAAAATTATCTATAGATGAAATAAATGAAAAGGATTTAGAAGATGAATACAAAAAGGATTTAGAAGATGAATACGAAAATGATAGAAGGGTATTTGAACTATTAAAATCTCCATATGATGTTAAAACATTTAAAGATTACTATCATCCGCAGGAACAATTACTAGGTAAGCGTCCTCCTATTACGGATTTAATACAATATTACAATAGTAGAAAACAACTAAAAACTACTGATGATCAACCAAACTTAAGACAACAAGCCTCTGATATAAATCAGTTTGCCCCTGCTGGCAAGCAACTAACTCAAGTTAACCCGAGTGAACAAAGACGCTTAAATCTACCAACAGCTCAATCACAGTTACCACAGAACCGTAGAATACAAAATGAAGCTAATAATGTTGCTCATGCTGGTCAGCATGGAGATACAAGGCTTTCTTTTACCACCCCACAACAAAGAAATACCTTACAAAATCAAGGAGGAATAGGAGATAAAAATCTAAAAACTGGCCTATTTGAGGAATACCCAGTAAACAAACAACAACATAATGATCATAGTAAATCATATGTAAGTAGAAAGTTTGATGGTTTAAGAGCTGTTCCTATTAGCAATCATATGCAGCCACAAAAACAATATACAGCAGGTAATCAAATAGCTTCTGCACATAAATCAATAGCATCAGGTGTTTTAGGAGGTGCAGCAGATGGAGCTGCACTAGCTTATAATCTCCCTGCTATGGGGGCAAACTATTTAGCTAAAAAAGGTTTACCACTATGGGGGGCCAAAGAGTATGATGGACCCGATAACAATGCTGATCAATTACCACTAATACCTTCAGCAGTAGAAGGTATAGATAATGCATACGACAAAATAACAAATGGCTATACAGAAACTCCACCCAATCAAAAGCACATTAATAATGCCGGTCATTTTATGGGTGAGATGTTAAGTGGTGGCCTAGCTAGAAAAGGCGGGAAATATATAGGAAATAAATTCTTAGAAAATGTGGGTGCATTTACTGGTAGTGCAAATCCATGGCATATCGCTGGAGCTGGTGCTGCTGGTGGTGTAATGTCTAAATCTCAAGATTCTGATGATGGTACTTTAAAAACGATTGGTAAAGGTGTTGGTACACAAGCTGCAGTAAATGCTATACCAGCAATATTAACTAAAGGTGGTTTTGCACTAAGCGGTCTTGGTAAAAATAGTTTAAAGTTAGATACCGCAAAAGCTGGTAAAGAATTAGGTATGGATTTACCAAAAGCAGTAGTAACCAATAATGGACTTACTGGTCTTGCTGACCAGTTCCTAAATAAAATGCCTTTATCGGGAAATATAATGCAAAAACGATATGGGAAAATAGGAGAAAAAGTTTTACAAGAGCTAGATAATGCATATGAAAGTGTTATTTCTGCTAAAGATTTATCTGGCATAGAGCAGAAAATCAGTAGAATGTACGATTCTGCTAAAAATTCACTCCCAAACAATGCACAAACTGTACCTACAAATACTGTAAATGCTATTAGTGAAATTAGAGATGAACTCAAGGCTTTTTCTAATTCTGGTGATTATAAAAAACTTCTATCTCATATTAATGAAATAGAAAAACATATTGCTCCACATGGTATTAAAAATATTCCAACTGAAGTTAAAATGCTTGTTAATCAGAAGGAGAATACAGGTAATTTAATTTATGGCGATATTAAAACACCAAAAGGTAGATTCTTTTCTCAGCATCTTGATAGGGCTATAAAAGATGATTTAGCTACTTACGGGCAATCTAATTCTGAATGGTATAAATACTTCTCAGGTGCCGATAAACTGTACAGTAAAAAAGAAACGAGAAAGAGTTTAGAGAAATTATTAGGTAGTAAAGCAGAGAGTGCAACTCATGGTGAATTAACATATGGTTCACTATCAAAAGTATTAAACACGCCAGAAACTAAAGATCAATTGAGAGAGTTAGTTAAACCAGAAATATTTACACGTTTAGAAAAACTAGGGAATGTCACTCAAGCAATGGCCAGTAAAAATAAGAGTATACCAAACCCATCTGGAACAGCGGTAACACAAGCAGCTATAAATGTACTAGGTGGTCTAACAGGTTTTGGTGTTACTAAATACGGATTTGTTGAACCTACTACAGCTGTATCATCATTAATTGGAGGGGCAGCGGTTGCTCATTTATTAACTGATAAAAAAACTTTAGATTTGGCAATAAAACTAGCTGAAAAACCAACAGAAAAAGCCGCTATTGCCTTCAATAGAAGAATGAAGGAGATTACTGGCTATACTCCTGTTACATTAGCTAAGGAAGCTGCAAAGCGGAGTGAGCAAGAACAAGACAAGGAAGGTAATAACCTACGCTCAAAGTTCAATGCTCATATAGAAAAAAACAAGAAACGTCCGAAAGGTCAGGCTTTGATAAACGTGCTAAGTAGCCCCGCTGCTAAAAAAGGTGCTGAAGTATTAAGAGCTAATCCTTGGAAAAACTAATATAGTAAAGAAACCGCTATCATAATTGCATCAATATAAGTCTCTAAAATTGGTAACAAATGAGGATGTTTACTGAGTGCCTTTTGAAGAACAGGCAGAGTTATAAAATATAAAACTAGCATTTTTACTAGGACTTTGATTTTCACCTTACGCCCAGTCCACTTTCTACCTACAATATATAGCAAGATATATCCTATAATCTTAAGTAGAAAATGCATTTCGACAATCTAATTTTAGTTATATCGAAAGCATTTTAATTATAGCTTAAATCTATATTTTCTTAAAGAAATTGCAGCTTGTCTTACTCTGTGCTATCTTAAAAAGAAAATTATTAATTTTATGGCATTAATTGATACACATTCAATAGTTGAGGACTTGATAGCTGGAGGTTTTGCAAAAAGCCAAGCAGAAACGTTGGTTAGACTTAAAATACTACATTATGAAGATTTAGCTTGTAAAAAAGATCTAGAGAATGTTGAAAGCTTAATTAGACGTGATCTAGATACGCTAGATGATAAAATGGATAATATGCAAACTGAATTAATGTACGTTAAGAAAGAAATAATTAATGTTCAACATGACTTAGAACGCAGGTTTGATAGAATTGATAATAACTTTACTTGGATGAAAGGTATTGGTGTTGCTTTACTTATTTTGGGTATAAAAATTGCATTTTTTAATTAAGATTTTATGAAAAAATTTTTACCAAAAAAGGCGTCGGATATTTTTCTTATAACTACTGTAGCGATGTCTAGTCTTTTATGTGCTTTATATATTTATTGTTTTTTTATTACCGATAATAACTTTTTTGATCGTACAAAAATGAAACTAAATGCTCTAGAGCAAAGAATTCAGTCAATAGAGAAAAAGCTAGTTGATTTATAACATTCAATAACTATTTCCACCAACTTATGCACTAAAATTGTGGATTATTCTTCAATACTTTTCTCTGCTGACGAAGTAAATATTACAACTAGACCACTTACGATTTCAGCTAATAAAGCAAGTGAATTATCTTCTAAAAACATCAATCTCGTAATAACTATAACGATGAATATATCCTTTATATAATTTCTTTCCTGACTTAGTAGTGACAGTAATTTATTTATTATATACTTCATTAATTTGCCTCATAAGTTTTGTATATTAAATATTCCTGTTTAAAAAAATATAGCTCATTGAGCCAGTTATTGAGATACAGACAACTGCCTTGCTTGCATAATGACTCAAGCTCAGTTGCTACTTGCTTACCTGCAATTGGCATATTAGGTAAATCGCTGCCTTTTAAGCAGTTACAACTTCTCTTGACGCATCCGCTCAAGATTCCCATCAATATCAGTAGGCTTATTATTCTTCCTAACATCTATTACCTTTTCTTTTACCTCAATAGCCTTTCTTAGATTCATAGAGGCTTTTTTTAGCTCTTTATTTTCTTTGGATAAGGATTTATTCCTAAAAAAGAAAATAAGGCTTAAAAAACCGAATATTCCAACTAGCATTTGTTTTATTTGATTTAACATTCTTCTACTTACTAAATAAAATCAGAATCCAAATTACTACCAATACCATTGCAATCAACATTCATATCTTGATCTGCTTCATTCATTAGTCCTATATTTTCATCTGTACAACAATAATCACCTAATATTTCTTTGATTGTTACTGCTCCCTCCATAAAGCCTTTATAAAAAGCAATAGATTCATGATTAGCATGCGATATATACATAGATACTAACAAAGCAGCTTTAGGTAATGTACCTATACCTATATCCTCTATAGGCTTTATACCTATACCTACTATAGGTAGCGCAAACCAAGCTCCCTCTAAGCTAGAAAATATTGCTAAAAATGCTTTTGCTACACCAGAAACGCTACAGATTTCTGATGTATTAAACTTAGTTGTAAAAAGCTCTTTCATTTTTGAATAGTCACTAATAAAATGGACTGCATTAATCATTCCGCTACCTAAAACAACTGACAATATCTTTTTAGAAACCTCCAATTCGTCATCTGGTAATATGTTATCCATGATGTTTTTGATCATACTATAAAATGTAATAGCTCTGCCCGCAAAAGCAGTAGCGGTTGTTCCATAGACAACTAACTTTGCTCCTATAGTTTCTAGCTCAGCTGAAACTTCTTGTGTCCTTGTGCCAGTTAATTTATCTATTACTTTATTTACAAACTTACTAGCAGAGCCATGGCTATGTGCTGATCTATATATTATTAAAGGTACTGTTGTAGCTGTAGCCCATTTCATAAACTCATCAAACCCATGACTTTTTGCTACTTGTTGGTTATCAAGCTCCACCTTCCATAGTAAATATACTGGCATTAATGAAGATATAGGAGATATTAACAAAGGTGCTATTATTCGCAAGGTCTTATAGTTCTTTTGTATTGGTATATCTATATCTTCTTCCGTATCAATACTATTTGCACCATGATTTGTATAATACTTATATAAATCATAACTTTTTTTAACTAATGACAAACCACAATGAGCAGTAATAACTGTTAAAGTATTCAACAAGCAACTATCTTTTAATGAACTACTATCACGTATATTTATTTTGTATCTTTCTAAATGTTCTACTTCTTCTTGAAAAATTGGCATAGTTGCCGCAGCTGCAAAAACAGATACACCTATTCCAAATACTCCAATAAACATTCCACCTATAACTCTGCATACAAAGTATGCAGAGTTATTACTATCGTTTGCTACAGCTCTATTTGACTCTATTAAATCCAATAGACTCTCTTGGGTTACAATATGTTCACCACTTAAAGGTGCGCTATTATGTCTCGTTCGGACTTCGCTTACTAAAGAATCATGAAAACCCGAGGAGATATTAGAACATATAGTTTTTGTTTTTCTTTTCATCGTTTATTGCCATCAGGTGGATATTTACATGCATCCCATGGTTCGCAACCAAACACTTTTTGTTGATATATTCCATATACTGGATGTACGGAATGCTTCTCAATTGCTCTATATATACAAAAGCTCATACCAATATTTAATAAGCTAGTTGTAAGTAATGTAATTACTAATTTGTTATCCATTTTCTACGTCTCCTATTTCATTAAAACCAAAGTTATCTTCTCCAAGAACTTCTATATCATCTGTTTGAATAGCTACGTCCATTGTTTCTATATTTGCGGGTTGATTGTTTGCTATGCTCTCAAATGCAAATGATACTTCATCTAAATCAATGATCTTTGCTTGCAGCTCTTCTTTATCAGCTCTCAAACCTTCATTAGTTTTTTGCAAGATATCAATCATTTGGTCTTTCTGAATTAAAAGAGACTCTAACTGAGTTATTCTTGACTCTTTGTTATTTATAGAGCTTTTAAGTTGAACTATTTCATTATTCTTGGTTTGTATTTGGCCTTGAATATTGCTGCTACTATTTACCTGAGATCTTAAAGTGGAGATTTCCGAGTTCTTTTGGTTTAATTCATTATTCTTCTGATAGATAGTAGAATTCTGACTAGCTATAGTTTGCTCTTTCTGTGCTAGCATATTCTGAAGCTCTGTAATCTTCTGTCTTAATGCTATAGCTTCATTATTGATATAGTTATTCTGAGCTATCTTTGCCTGTAATGCCTTTGCTCCTCTTTGCTTCATAATGCTAACCTCAATCCTAGTGTGATATTATGTACTTTGAATTTGCGTTTTAAAATATTATCTACGCCATCTATCTTTTGTGGCTTATTACTGCCTAAAAGAAGATAATTATAACTAAGTTCGCCATATAGACATTCATACAGACGGTATTCTATTCCTGTAACTAATCTATGTGTAAATCTATAAACATGCTTCCCATATGCTGGTACTAGGACTGTATCTACTCCATCTTGACTTACATAACCTGTTCCTTCGTCTTGGATAGATGCTATGCCTAAACCTAGACCACAAAAATATTTAAACTTATCATTGATTGGAAAACCTTTATAGAAGTTAACTACCCAATCACTAATCTTAGTATCCAGATTAAGCTTAAACTTCATATCACTTATAGTGGATCTCTCAGCTTGAGAGAATAGAAAGTAGTAATCCACCATAGTTTCAATACGCACATCATTGCTAAATTCATAACCAGCACCAAGACCCACAACTGGGAAGTATCTTTTTAGCTTTAACTCTCCACTATACAGACTATCTTTATAATAAGTCTTGTTAATGTGATTTAGACCTATAGCCGCCTTTATATATGTACCTTCTTTTGCTTGAGCTATTGTAGATGCTATCAGTAGCATCGTTCCTATTAGTAATTTCTTCATTTTAAATCTCCACAATATCTATGTTATATTTATCTTTCATCCAAGCTTTTTTAAGCTTGTATACTGGTGTTTTAAAGCCTTTGACATCTTCTACATCTTCAGTTCCATTTCTCCACTTAACTAAGAAATCACATACATACCTGTAGCGCCCATAGAGTTTCCAAGATTTCTGACATTCAAAGTCTATGACATCACCAGCTTGCTTTAGTAGTTTTAGCTCATTATAGCGTTTGGCTTCTTTCTTAGAGGCAAAGCGTTTTCCATCAACATAAGTGGGCTGATTTCTGTATTTACTCCTTTTCATGCCACAACTCCAATTCAGCTTGACGCCTTCTGTATAATCCTTTTGAGAATTTACCTGCAATATTAACAACTCCTCTTTCTTTGCTAAAGAACTCTTGAGCAGCTAACTGATAGCGTTTATTGTTTAGCCTCTTTAATCCTTGAGACTGACCAAAATTACCGCATCCCCAATTAAATACTAAACTACAAAGAGCATCAAACATCCCTTGAGTTACTTTAACATCAGGCTTGATAACACTATTTAAATATACTTCTATGCGCTGTAATTCTTTTCTAAGGATAAGATCAGCGTCCATTTCTGTTATATGCGTTAGAAACGGCTTCTTCTCTATAACATGTCCATAACCTATTGTGTTCTTACCAGCTGGACAGGTATAAGGAACAGGACTGAATCCTTCGAACTTCTTTATAAGGTTTATGGCTTTTACTGATACTCTCATTAGTGGTGGACCCCATATTTATTGGATAATTCCACTATTTCTTGAAAGTCCTTAGATAGCTTTTCTTCTGAATTAGGTGTGAAATCTATAAAAACACCTGTTTTCTCATAAACAAATAATTCAGCTATTTCCTCAGCTAAATTGTCAGAACCGAATATATATGGAGAAAAAAGCCCGATGGATATAAATAATCCTAGGAAGAAAGATTTATGCAATACATAGTATTGTACCCATCGGGTAATATCAAAAATATTAAACATTAATAATCTCGCAGTTGAAAAAAACATTTTCTACACAAGATTATACCATATCTAGTACATATCACCAATAGATTTAACTATATATGCTACGCTTATATTAGTTACTCAACTAAACCAGCATTCTTCCCCTTTATTGTGCGTCTTATGGCTCCCTTTACACATGCTTCTTTATAACTTTTTGTACCACAATAAATACGACAAAAGTAAAATGCTTTTTTGTTGGAGATCTTATATATCTTAGCTATGTCTTTATGTATTCCAATAGCTAAAGGTTTTGGAAGATTCCCTTTGCGTGGAAAGGCTCTATAGTTAGATTTTTGTAGTTGGTTTAATATTTTATAATATTGCCTTATAGTTAGAGGACTATCTAAGAATTGTTCATATTCCGTTTTAGGCTTTAATGCTTTTAGTCTAGCTTCTTCTTTAGCTTTTGCAGCAGCATCTCTTTTTGCCTGTGCTTTATTAAGGGCATTGTTGGCTGATACCTTACCACCTTTACCTATTTTGATTTCTTCTCGCTTAGGTACTGGCTTTGGTATCTTAGACTGCAAGCGCAGCATTGCTTCACCTGATAACTTTAGCTTTAATGTTGGTTTTTTGTCTGACATATATTTGTATACAATTATATCTTTATACGTTTATACTTTTTTCTTCATATATTTACGTAAGGATGTAAGGATAAGATCAGTGACAGTCATATCATGTTCTAATGCGTATCTCTTTATCTCTTTATGTAAGAATTTATCTATATTTATATTCATTTTCATTGTCTCTACTTTATCTATTTTAACTTTAGCAGATGGTCTGCCAGACTTTAATAAACTCATGATATTTGCTTCAATTCCTTTACTATATTGGTTATTTCTTCAATTGCGTCAAGATTTTTAGGTGCATCAAATATAGTTTTACCTTGTGCTGCAGATTTTGGATATGCAACTCTCTGTGATGTACTAGACTGCATTACTTTTAACCCATAGCCATTTAAAGCTTCTTGCACGTCATCACTGAGAGTTGTGTTAGCTATTTTTCTGCTAATACAAAAATATGTCTTTGGTTGTCCATCTGATAGAGATTGACGCTGCTTTATAATATCTACTAAGTCAGAAGATGCCCATATATCATACGGAGAAGGTTGCACAGGTATAATAATTAAGTCAGAACATTTAATAGAAGATATTGCCATTTCTGCAAGTTGTGGAGCACCATCTATAATTACCCAATCAAATTGACTAGCCACTTTTTTGATATTCTTATCTAGGTTTGGCCTATCTAAACCAATTACTGGCAAGTCGTTGTCCCCTGAAGCATGCCAATCTCTTGCAGAGCCTTGTGGGTCTGAATCAATTAGCACTACTTTTTCATTATCTAGATGAAGCTTTGTAGCTATATTAGTTGCAAGAGTTGTCTTGCCTACTCCGCCCTTCTGATTAAGTATTGATATAATACGCATATATTCATATCTTCGTATGTATTAATGTAGATATAAGGATATACATTAATAAAGATATAAAGTCAACAACTTCCCCCAGAAGTTCACTATTTTAATGATGTATGGTATAAGAAGGAACCGAGGAGCTTGAGCAGACACTCAAGCTGACCTCTATTTTAACATTAACCATCATGACATGATAGACTTATTCTACTTTATGTTTAGCTTCATGTCTAGGTGGTTAATACAATCAAAAGGAACTTATTATGAATGAAAAATTACCAGAATCTCCCGAAGCTATTGCTTATAAATTGATGAAAGATATTTTAGATATTGAAAATAAATCAATTAATAAACCAGATTCAAATGCTTCATCCAACACTAGAGCAACTAAACAAGATATCCTAGGTATATACGCAGAGTGTTTGGCAGTTGTTAAGATAACTTCTTGTAGCTAACTTTTTTATTTTCAGCGAGATAATTATATATTATTTCGCTGAGATTTAATACGTCATCTGTGTTTTGATATCTTGAATCATAAAGCTTAGTCAAAACAATTTCTAAACATTTGATTCTTAAGTCAATTCTTTTGTCATAATCCATAATTATTCCTCTATATTCCACTCAGCCTTATTCCTAGCTGAATGCGTTAACTTTAATACTCCATTACTATATATAGCTAAATACTTAACTAGCTTCAAAATATCTATCTCATCATTTGCATATACTAGATACTGTAGGAGCTTTTCTTTCTTAATTACTGGTGTTTTTTGCATATTTTATTAAATATTTTTAACTCTTCTTCTAATAATGGCTTCACCTTAGACTCGTACCAAGACCTAAAGTTACAAGCAAAAGACCTCCACTTTGAAGGTAGATAATAACTATGATTATCTTGCTGCAATTCTTTTTTAGCGAAACTAATATACTTTTTTACATCTTCTGGCCTAAACTCAAATTTGCCAGCTATAAAACCTAATTGCTCTTCTTTACACCATGTAGGACAAACTTCTAAATGCATATTATTAAAAACCATTATATTTTTATCTAACTTTATTTTGATATGTAGATATAAAGGTCTACATCCATTTCCTGATGAAATTTTTACTATTAAATTACTATCATAACTATACTGAGTCATATTTGACCGCAAATCTGTTATTTCAAAATTATACTCTTCCACTATGCTACACCTCTAATATTTTCTACTTCACTAATTCCTTCATCAAACTCATCAGAACGCATTGTTAAGCCTAGATTCTTTGCCATCTTACGTATTGGCACAACTAAAGCCATTGCTTCAAAGTGCTTATTCCATGGACTATCACCACGGCTTCCACTCCTAGACGACGATTTACTCTGATCTATCTCACTTCTATAACATACCTTAATTTGACATTCGCCATTTTTAAGCTTTACTACTCCATATGTAGCTATTAGCTTATCGGCACTTCTATCTGCATCTCTAGCTGGAATGTGCTTAATATTTGGATTCATACCAAGCTCATAAGAAAACTCATCATCTTCATAGACAGCATAAGAATATACATTAGAAATTAGTGGGTTGTTAAATAACAGCTTTAGCCATCCTCTATAACCAATCTGAAAATCTAACTTACCTCCATATGGAATCATCCAAACTTGACCAAGTGCTGAATTTGGGTCTAAACCATATTCACAGCATTTATAAAATGCATCTATCATTGATTTTTGATTACACTGTCTTAGTTTATCATTTGTATTGATTTCCCATGCAAAAGAACGAGCCAGCTTCTCAAACTGCATATTGTTATTATTCAGAAAAGGCATCAACTTATTACGCCTATTATTGCATAACTCATATATAGCATCATTAGGCTTATGTGTTGGTACTTGGTTGCTCGCATCTTCTTGTGTAGATATCGTTACAACTTCAGATGTAGATGTATTTATTTCTTCTTGTGTAGATGTACTCATATGATTACCCTCTCATAAATTGTAGAAACCTTGAGCAAGTTTCTTTGACATAGTTTTGATATATTTCTGGATTAGCTGCTTTTAAAGCTTTTGTATCTAACCTATTTATTACTCTATCCTTTAAAGCTAATTTGCAAAAACCTGCATCAAGCAAGCCAGCACTTCCCATATATATTTGTATGGTCTTTTTTAATGATTCCTTTTCTTCATCTAGCTTCTTTATTTGGTCAGATACTTCCTTGTATTCAGAAACAACATTGCGAATATGATCATCCGCTTTTTTTATCATTTCTTCATCAATGGACGGATAGACTGTTTTTAATTCCTCTAAACTTTGTGGCTGCGGTGGTATTCCTTTTACTACATGCTCTTTCCAGAACTTTATCACTGCGTCTTTTAGCTTTGATTCAAAGTCATTATCTCTCCAATATGTAAAGCAAGCATATTCCCAACCAGAGAATAATACTGGTATATCTACTCGCTCTGCATTAGTTAGCATCGCATAGAAAGCTACTTGTGCTTTATAATATTCTGGTATGCCATTTTCCCATGATGACATAGGGGCTTTTGTTGACTTCGCTTCTATAATTACATTCTCACCTCTAATCCTGCCATCTATATTGGCTCTCATGAATGGATATCGCTCATTAATTATTGTCGGTATATTAGTCTCTACAACTTCACCAGTGCGCTCTACATATTCCTCTAAAACATAACGCTCGGCTCTAATACCTCGCTTCATATCCTCATTTGGCTCATCTGATACATCAGGGCTAACCTTATCGTTATATACATCTAAAGCTGTTCGAAATGGAGACACTCCAAGTATTGCAGCGCAATCACTACCTCCCACGCCTTTTTTACGATCTAATAAAAATTGCTCTCTACTCATTATCATCTCCAAACTTAACATTAACCAACTTCATACCTTCATGTACTCTACCGTCAAGAACGCCTCTTATCTTCACTAAATCATTTGGCGATAATTCGCTTATTAAAGATGAGTAATCGTTGCAACTAATTAGATAAGCATCATCTGCTGTAACAAATCTATAGTGTGGATCTCCATTAATTGGCGTGTACTTATCAAACGCACCTGTAATGCTAATATTCTTAGACATAATCATACTCCTAATACACATGGATTATAATAACTGCGATATAGATCTCTCTGATCTTCTCTCTCTTGACGTGCCCTGTATTCTATCTCCTGCTGCAATCCTACTGGGTCATATTCAGAAATATCCCATTCAATATGTAGATTGTCAGCTTCTTCAAGCAATAACTCATAATGGCCAACATCATCAATCAGCTCTAACCAATTTAAATTATCTTTATCTATAGGAATCTTATAATAGGAAGCCTTATTTAAAAGCTCTTGTCCTCGATCGCTAGACTCAAATCTAGTATCCACTCTTTCAGACGTTCTTGATAATGTCTCAGTGACATCTTTTAACGGCAAAACGTTAAACATAATTTTCTCGCAGTTCATATTTGTAAGCATATTATCACAAAACTTACATACTGCGCCACTTATTACTTGATTTATTGGTAAATTTTTTGCATTATTAGACATGATTTTGACCTCCACTTATGGTTAAAATATCTAGAGCATTCTTGCTCTTATTCATTACAATTCAATTTTTCATCTAGTTCGAATAGATGAAGCTGTTACGATGGAACCGATACTTTCGATGGAATCGGCTCCAAAGATAACTTAAGGAAACTGGCATCTAAGCTTTCGGTTTAGGTGCCTTTTTTTTGTTCGCTTCCTTAAGCTATGATTGGAGTATATAGGGGGTGAGAAGAGTTGTCAAGTGTTATTCTAGTTTTTTATAAAATTTTTTCTATTTTCTAATTATCAAGATGTTTTTTCTAGCTGCCTATCTCGTACAGCTATTATGTTCTCAGCTTTTCTGATATCTGCGGACTTAGTGAAGTTAAAAGAACCAGTTAACATCTTTTTATCATTGATAATAATTACTTTATTAGAAACTTTTTTCTTGCTTTCCTACTCGGAAAAAGAGTTTTTAAAAATACTGTATTATCGTTTTCCTGAATATATGGCACTACGTATACTTCTTCTAATACACGTACATATAGAATTTTTTGATTAGGATACTTTTCTAGATTATGATGTTTACTTTCACCTAATAGATTTCCTTGTGTAATAGACTTTATTATATCTTCAAAACCTATTCCTCGAGATTTTAATAATTGAGCATTCTTGTCATGATTATATCTAAAATTCATTAGAATTTTGTTGCTGCTTTATGAATTACCATATTGATATAAGTTTGATATTCCATACCTTTTTTAGACGCTTTTACTTTTATTGCCTCTAGATCATTATTAGCGATATGTATAGTAATAGGTTGTTTTTTCTGATGCTCAATTGCAGCTTTTTTTAGTTGCCTCATATGATCTTGATCATTAATTATATGATGTTTTTCAAAGTTGTCTTCTATATCTTGTTCGTACTTATCTAGTTTCATTTTATTGCTCCTTAACGTTTGCAAGTAATTGTTCCTTTAAAATTTTTATTTAGGTAGGGTGAAATACATTTTATTAAAGACGGTATAGTTATTCTAATATTAAATGAATTATCTGGTTTTGTAGTAGTTTTTATTTGCCAGATAGGAAATAATTCTATGGAATCAATAGCATCTAGGCCAAAAACAAATTCTCTAAACTCTTTATAATATTCATCTCCAGTATACCAAGGTACTATTTTATAATTTGGAGAATTCTTATAATCAGACATTATAAAATTACGTTTTTTTAGCTCGGAATTAATTAACCTAACTAATTCAGGATAATAATAGACTTTATTTTTTTTTAAATATTCGGAATTATTGTATAAACTTTTTGAATAACAAAAAGAATATTTATCTTTTTTATTTAGTATATTTAAAGAAATAGATTCAATATTCAACAAGAAAGAATCATTTTGTTGAGAGGCTAAGGCATTATTCAATAATAATATACATAATATAAAAGCTATATATCTCATTTATTATCCTGTTTATTATAATAGAATTGTATTATATAATTTAATTTATCATTATTTAATATATAAGAATTTATTCTTTCTCTCTTTCCTTCCTTCTTTCTTAATAAATCTTCTCCTTTAAACTTATCTAACATTAAATATATAGCCGCACGAGACAATTGGATATCTTGAGCTGCTTCGCTAGTATTAAATTTAACTTCTCCATCGATAGATAAATTCACTAAATATTTTAAAACGTTCCTTTGTTTTTCTGTATACAAAGAATAAGAATCTATAGCTGTTAATAATAATTTTTTATTGTTTAATGGGCTCATTACATAATTACCTTTATTTTTATTCTTTTTTTATATAAGTATTGTTTTACTTTTTTTCAATATATTAATTGACAACAAAAAAAGAATAGTATTTAATAACTTCTGTTAGGTTTTTTTGAGGATTGATTAGGTATCTTAAACTTAATTAGATTTATTAAAGACTTAATATTTTACTAGTGATCTATAGATTTGTCACAAACTTGGTTTATAGATCTAATATTATAAATTTCAGACAAAAAAAAAGCCCGTGCTCTACACAAACTTTTTCTTTCTTTATAAACAATTTAAAAGCGTTAACACCCCCATTTTAGGTTCGTTAACTATTTCATCAAATGTTTTTTTATTAAAACTGCGAGAATTAATGACTAAACTATTTGACCATGTGAACACTACAACTACTGAAAAGCAGATAGTAATGCTAACTATTTTAATCCTAAGGAGGAGAAAAACAGTATGAACATACTCCTACATATAACTTCTAGAAGACTGGCTGTCAATACAAAACCAGTCGGAATTCCGACTCTTTTTTTATATCCGCTTTTCCTATACACTTTATTTCTTGTCAAAAATAGAAGGATATATTTTATGAAAATCCTAGAAGAAATCAATGCTCATCTAAATAATTTACACTTAGTAGATGCTGATTATAGAACAATTTATACATTAATAGAATTATGTGATCATAAACTAAAAACTTCTATCAAAATAAAAGAATTATCTGAAAGAATAAACAAAGGTAGAACAGCTACAAAAGAATCAATTACTAGATTAGTTGATATGGGAATAATACATAGATGGTTTGAAAACCAAGAAGAATTTGAAAGAATTATTCCTAATATTAATAGCTTATTTTTAAACTTTCCCAAACAAATAGCACAAAATCTTGCTGAAGTTAAAAAATATGAAGCAGAAGAAGATAGCTTAAGAAACTTTATACAGGATGTACTAGAAAGAGGATACTATGGTTATAGGTTTGTTTTTTCACAGCAGTATTTACAAGAAATATGCTTCAGATTCTCCTTTACTAATTCTTTACCTAGATTAGAAAAAGCGCTCAAAGAATTGCTTAAAGACAAAACAATATCTAAGAAATATATGAATTTACGTGATGACGAAGAAAAGTATTTCTTACCAACTTTAGAATATTACAACCATAAACATCTTACTAAACTATATACTCTGCATGAAGATATATACATGCATCACAGGAGATTCATTCAAGACTTAGGTAAAGAATATAACATAGAGATAAACTTTCTTGAAAACTGTAATATTGAAGAGAAAAGTTTTATCGCTATTTTACAAGGTGATGAAATAAAACATTTTGATGGAAAAACTCTTTTATCCAATGTTCATACTACAGATAATCAAATTTTATTTAATACTGCAATTGTAGAAGATGAATTTTTGTTTAAATCCAAATCCAAATCCAAATCCAAATCCAAATCTCCATTATGTTTTTTTAAGGCTCTAATAGAGAAAAAATCAAATGGTTATATTTTTACACCACTAGGAGCACCAGCATGACCTCAAGAGAAGAACTACAAATACTATCAAAACGTTTGCGGACGATGCTTATAGAGAAGCAGGTTGATAATGAAACTTTTATCAATAGCGTAGAGACTTTATTGACTCTGTTAGAAGAATATTTGGAGGAGTAAATGAGTACAGAGAAACTAATCAGCATAGCTCAAAAGGTGGCTAAATTAAAACGTAGGATGAAGCTGAAAGATACAAAGGCTTATCCGCAATATATCGAAGCTGTTAAGGAATATAACAGCCTTATCAGAGAGATAAAAAAATAAAGGAGAATGGAGTAGTTCCATCTCAATAATGTTAGAACAAATTGGAGAGTCGGTATGACTGAACAAGAATTAAGTAACCGCTGGATGGCAGCAATATTGGAATTTGATTGGTCTAAAGAGAAAGAAGATCAAAAGGATAGTAATAATAATTTAGAAAATGAGGAGAATTTAGCATGAACGAAATTGCTAATGATAATAAATACACCTTATCTAACGATAGTTGTATCAACATGGGAGTAATTTCTCAAAAATGGTATTATACACAGCTAGATAAAAAAGGAAAAAGACCAACGTATCAAAAAATTCAAGCAATGGGGATTTTAGCTCCTTTATTTACTCAAGCTGATGACAATGGTTATATACAAGGTGAATTTGAACTACAAGAAGGCAAAAAGGGTGGTTTGCTTTTTGATACAGAAATGATAGAGAATATTTTAAATGATTTAGAAATAGACTCTAATCCATTTTGTTATCCTGTTTATTTTTTCTGTGTAAATAATTTAACACACGAATTGCGTTTCTTAGCTGGGCATCTTATTCAAAAAATTATGACTGATTGGATGAATAGTGCATGTGATGAAAATCATTTAGAACAAAAAGATGAATTCATAGAATGGTATCGCAAAAATAAAGATTTATACACTATTGCAGTCAATAAAAATAACTTATGTGAATTCTTTAACGAAACACCGCAAAGAATTAGGAAAGGGTTAGAATTATTATCTCGTTTAAATTTAATTACTTTAAGGAATAAAGAAAGCGTATCATTAAATAATAATTTGATTGGCAGTATTCTTGAAAGAGAAGGTATTGAAATGTTCGGAGGGCAAAATGAGTAGACCACAAATTGCCCCAAAAAAACAGAATTATACTTCTAAACCAAAATATCATATTAGTCAACTAAATAATATTTTGGTCAATTCTCGTGGTTCTGTAATGCATTCAAGATTTAGAGCTTACACTATTATCGAGAGTCGTTTTAGAAAGACTAGAATGCGTAAGAGTAATGGTAAATATGCATCTATAACTCGACTAAATACTGATGCTTGGTATACCTCAAAAAAAGAATTGAAGACACTTATTGGTTGTTCGTTAGGTGAATTAGGCAAAATACTAAGAGATTTAGAAAACAAAGGTTTAATCCTAAGGGACCATGAGGATAAAAACGGAAGTTATAATAAACTTAAAATATATCTGCTAAAAGATACTCCATATTTTATTCATCCTAATGGAATTGAATTAGAAAAAATAACTGATTTCAATAATCATACAAGCTCTGAATATATAAAAGAAAAGTACGGCATAGATCGAACTAGCAAAGTACCGCATTTAAAGCTAGTAAAATCAACAGATTTAGAGGGGGGGGTGTGCTCCAACTCGAGTACACTAATAAATAGTAGGGAAGAAGAATTACTACGTAATTATTCTTCTTCCCGCGGTAATAATGAGAAAAACAAAAAAATCTTCTCTGTTGTAAAAAATGAGTGTGTTGAAACTACACAACAGAACTCACCGCAACAAAAATCATCTTTGGGTGATGATTTTGATGCTAGTGAAGAAAAAATGGAAAGGGATTGGGAGTATGACTATAGCAATACGGCATTACCTGAACCACCTGAGTATGCAGTAGCAGATTACGGGTTGGCAGGAGGAGAGTTAGACTATGGAAATATTCCACCTGATACACTTAAACCTATTGAAACAACTATTACTTCGGACTACGTCCTCAGTGATACCACGCCTAAAAAATTAACATCAAAGCAAGAAAAACCTAAGGAGAAAAAACCAATGTCAGTACCACAAACAAAGTTAGAACCAAGGCAGGAACTTAACTGTCAGATTCTTAAAACATTCTCTACATCTATAGCCTCAGAATTACAACAAAAGCTTAGCATCAAACCTATAGCACCAAACAAAATTGGTTTAGAGTTTAAGCAAGGATTAGAGCTAAGCAATGATGAGAAACAACGCTTACGAGAGACCATAAAGCTAGTCTATGGCAATAGCGTCAAAATGGTCTTAGTAAAACCAGATAAGCCTAAAATGCCCACGAAAGAGGATACTGTAAAACGCAGTGAACCTAAGGTATTAACTCCTGTAGAAAGCAAGTGGGAGGCAGTGAAATCGGATATTATCGACAAGGTTTATTTGGATATGCAAGAGATTATGAAGATACACCTTAACCAAGTTGAAGTTGTTAGCTTAGAAGGTAGAAAACTTAAGCTACAAGCGCGTTATAGCACATGCGATAAAATGCAGCAAAAACAAACATTGATAGAACAAATGGCAGCAAAACATGGAGTTGATATTGAATTAAAAAATACAACCGACAACGACATTCTTTACATGCCGTTTGTTAAACCTAACTTAGATTTTTTGGAGAATTAGAATGAATATAACAAATGATATCAAGCTGTTATCGGTTGTATTTGAAAGTATGAAGAGAGAGAATTCTACTATGTTCAATGAAAAATCCTTTAAAAAAGACCCTTTCTACTGGATGTATTTAAATACCATTTATTTAATAATTAAAGACTTACAAAAATATAAAAAAGGAATAGATAAAATGTTTATTAAAATTAGAGAAATAGAAAAAATAATAATTAGAGATCTAGAAGGATTAAAATACAAAGATTCAGTAGATCACATAAATTTGGCAATAGCTAGATCGTATTTTGAAAATGGTTTTCAGTCTCTAAGAAAATCACTTGAAAACCCTATGGCCAACATCAAACAAAACAAAGAGAACTAGAATGAATACAATTGAAATTAGAAAGCAAAATGCTGAATTAGTAAAAAGAATTATGCAAAGTATAAAAAACATAAGGCTTTGGACAGATACTCAATTTGAAGGAGATAAGTCAGTTCGTAGTAGTGTTTATAAATCAAGCATGATCAAGTGTCCGAAAACAAAAGGTAGGTTTTTATCAAAGTTTCTATTCCAATCGTTAGCAGATGATATTGAAGAATTACAATCAGTTTTAGATCCAGACAGGCTTGAGGAATTTAAAGAACAAAATTTTTTTTCAGTAGAAGCTTTAAATCGTATTTTAGTAAAGTCAGAAACAAAGGAGAACTAAAATGAGAAACAGCGCCACGATAGAGCTAATAGGCTACGTATACAAGGATGCGAGATGTCCGAATGAGGATAATTATCCAAATTGGGTAGTATTTAAATTATGCGTTAATAGGAAATACAAAGACAAGAGTGGAGAGGAGAAGCAAGATACTAGCTGGTATGAATGTAAGACTAATTCAGAAGGGATGGCTAAGATATGCAAGCAGTATGTTAAGGATAAGATGGGATTACTTGTGAAAGGCATACCTAAGGCTAAGGCATTTACTGATAGCTCAGGTAGTCCACAGGCAAGTATTGAGGTTTTGGTTACTGAGATAAATATGCTAACATCGCCTAAAGGTAAAGAAGAGGAAAAACCAAAAGATAATGGACGTTATAAGATAGGTGAGAGTAAGCAAGAAACTGAAGTTACTGCTGATATAGAAGATGACGAACTACCATTTTGAGGAGGTGATATGACAAAGAAAGAATTTACAAAAGAAGAGTTATTAGAGATTGAAAAGCTATCTAGAGAAAGAGTAAATGTAAAAGATATTGCTAAGCGATATGGTTTTAGTCAGAAATCATTTTATAGGTTAAGATTGGAAAATATTGAATTAAACTCAGCTATTGAGAAGGGTAAATCTGAAAGAGAGCCTATAAAATATAATAGAAAGCCAAAAGAGAGTAAGAAACAAAAAGTTAATTGGGATAAGATACCTGTGCCTGTTGAGTTAGATTCAAAAGCAGCTTTAAAGAAATTCAAAGAGGAGTTTGAAGCAAATAAACGAAAAAGAGACTTAGAGGAGTTAAAGGATTTAGATTTAATTTAGGTTAAGAAATTAACGCCTACTCTAAAAACAACGTGATATTTTAGCAACAATTTCCATAATAAAATTTATGACTTTTTTTTTAGGTAGAATATTCTTAAGGAATTTTCTCGGTTTTTAACTTTTTAATGGGAGAGGAGATCGAGTGAAATGTCTAACAATTAATCAGAACCATATAAAAAATATAAATAAAAAGACGATCTCCAGATAAGAATTTACTGTTAATAAGTTGTCTTGTCAATAGTAAGGTAAAATTGTATACTTAGAATAAGTAAAAAGCTGCGAGATATTATATGGAAAAGAATTTAGGCGGTCGTCCTGAAATTGAACTCACAGAAGAGCAAATAAAAGAAGTTGAGATCAAATCAGAAACTTTAACCTGTGAACAAATAGCTGATCATCTTGGTATTAGTCACGTAACATTCATTGAAATCAGAAAACGTCAGCCAGAGGTTTCTTTAGCTTATAAAAGAGGTAGAGCTAAGGCTATCGATGAAATAGCTAGTAGTCTAATTGCAAATGCTAAAGCTGGAGATACTACGAGTCAGATGTTTTTTCTAAAGACTCAAGCAGGATGGAGAGAGACTCAATCTATAGAGACAAAAGATACGACGCCATCTAAAGAATCACCAACAATAAATATAAACTTCAATGACAAACCAGAACATAGACTTTGAGTGGTGGCAAGGACCGCTATTTAAACCACATAGATATAAAGTATTATACGGAGGGCGAGGCAGTGGTAAGTCTTTTGCTGTAGCGGATGCATTATTGATTTCTGCAATACAGAAACAATGTTTAGTATTATGTGGTCGAGAGTTTCAAAATTCTATTAAGGATAGTGTGCACTCATTATTAAAGCAGAGGATAGAAGCACTCGGATTAAGTAAATATTATGAGATAACTCATGATGCTATTAGAAGTCATGTTAAGAATAGTCGTTTTATCTTTAAAGGCTTGCATCATAATATAGATAGCATTAAGTCTATGGCTGGTATTACGCATTTATGGATAGAGGAGGCGGACACATTATCAGCAGAGAGCTGGAAAGTAATTAAGCCAACTATTAGAAATGAAGGCTCTGAGATATGGATTACAATGAATCCAAAGAATAAGAGTGATGTTTTGTATAGAGAGTTTATTGAGCCAGAAAAAGTGCCAGATAATGTATATAGAACTAAGGTCAACTGGCAGGACAACCCTTACTTTCCAAGTGTATTAAAAGATGAGATGGAACGTGATAAGGAAAGAGATTACGGATACTATCGTCATGTATGGGAAGGTGAGTGTTTAGAACATTCAGACGCTCAAGTGTTTGCTAATAAATGGAGCCCACAAGAGTTTGAAGAAGATACCTCAGTGCATAAATATTTTGGGTTAGATTTTGGTTATTCACAAGACCCAACTGCTGGGATTAGATGTTATGTACAAGATAATATGCTCTATATTACTCATGAAGCTTTCAAAAATAAGCTAGAGATAGACAAAACAGGGCAATTCTTACTCGATAACTTACCCGATCTAAAAGGAAATGCAATATATGCTGATAGTTCGCGCCCTGAGACTATTTCTCATATTAATAAGAAAGAGTATGGCTTTAGTGTTTACGGCGCTGATAAAGGTAAAGGCTCTGTTGAAGATGGAATCGAATATATTAGATCTTTTGATAAAGTTATAATTCATAAAAGATGTGAGAATTTAATAGAAGAGTTTGCTACATACTCATTTAAGGTAGATGAGCGTAGTGGTGATATTACTAATAAGGTTGAAGATAAAAACAACCATGGAATTGATGCACTTAGATATGCATTAGAGCGTAGCATGAAACGTTCGCTTATTAACTATAATAAAATGAAATTAAATGCAGGAAGGTTTTAGATGTCTGATAGAAATACACTAAGGATATTATCACTGGATGGTGGAGGAATGCGAGGCTATCTTTCTGCTATTTTCTTTAAGCTTTTTGTTCAACAATGGGGAATAAATGCTAATGAGATATGGAAACATTTTGACATAATTACTGGAAGCTCTATTGGCGGTATTATGGGGCTTGCATATGCTAGTGGTAAATCGCCTAGTGATATATTGTCATTCTTTACTGACGATGGGCCGTATATATTTACAACGAGCTCAAGCTCTCCTTCATCTAGACCATCAACACTTGCTAAGATCAATAGTATCGTTGGCGGCCCATTAAGCAGTCCTACCTTCTACCCAAGTACGATTGATGGAATAGGTACAAAGAGATTAAAGAGTAAGCTAGATAGTGTATTTGGCACTCAGACTATGCAAGATATGAAGACTAATGTGCTGATTACGTCTTTTGAGAAGAATGATAGCGAGACAGATTTTACTCAAGATACTAATACACCAGTATATTTTTCTAATAGCAATATAGTACCTGTGTTAATTGGCCAGAACTATTTAGCTGCAGATATTGCGATGGCAACAAGTGCAGCTCCGCTATATTTTCCATCATGGCAGATTGGTGATGATAAATATATTGATGGTGGAGTTGTGCAGAATAATCCAGCCTCCTTAGGTCTTGCTATTGGTAAGTCTCTTAAGAAACACGCTAATCGCTATTGTGTTCTATCAATTGGTACTGGTCTTGGAGATGTTGGCTTTGCATCTACTCAAACCAATATAGTAAAGCAAAGAGCTATACAGGAAGCTACAGAGTTAAGAAATAATCCAAAAGCGTTTGCTGAAAAATGGCAGTTATCTAGTAGAGAGGTAAAGAGCTTACAGCAATTAAGTTCTAATTTAAAGCTTTTAGAAGGTGCATATCTGATTATGTATTTAATTGGAGCTATGGGAGGAGGGGCTCAAGAAATTGTATCTAAAGAGCTTGAGATAGAAAGTAATTATACGCTAGATAATTTATATTATTATCGTATGCAATATTATCTAGACCCCGCTAAAGATACAGAGCTTGATAATTCTACATCTTCTATACTTGCCTATTATGAGGAATCAGCAACTAATTATTTTAATAATGATCAGGCTGATATTAGTGCATTTATTTCGAGGTTAGATGCATGAATTATGATGTTTTACATAATTTTATATCGCCTGTTACTGGTAGGATATTATGCGAGAAGGATTATATTCTAGTAGGGAATAATGCAGGTATTGCTGATGCTTCTCCTGCACTAATTGATACTAAGTTAGATTTAATTAAATTGAGGCATGATGTAGATGAGGTATTAGATACATCTTTTATATTGAAAACAGCATCATTTAAACTACCCAAAGCCCAAGCCTTAAATGAATTATCTGATGGCTTTATGTATAATACGAATGGAGTCATTAGCACGACTAATGACTTACCATTGCCAGATTTGCCACTAAACCATATATGGATAGGAGATATCAATAACAGACCCGTATTATCAGAGTATAGGGCTGCTCCAGATGAAGCAAATTATATATTACAAACACCTTCCCCTTCTTTAGTAAATAGCCAAGCATTAAGTGAGGCAAAAAACTCTCTTGGTGTAATAAGTCATGGTATTTTAAAAACAAGTTCGCAGAATGGAGTAGTTAGTATAGCATCTGGTGGAAAGTTACCAGCAAACGATTATGTACGACCATTAGATTTAATTGAAGAAATCAATACAACTCGAGCTTTTGCGACCGCTGAAGCATCAGCTGCAGAATTAGCTGCAAATGCATATTTCTTAGCGGAGATGCTACCTTTTATTCCAGTACCACCTATTACAATAGGAGGAGCTATTAGTGCCGCAATAGGAGCAGTAGAAGCACAAGTGTTAACTAAAGAAAGCAAAATAGATCATGATGCAGATATAGCAGCAGTTAATGCAAAAATAGATAATTTAGATATTACCTTAGAAGGAGAAGCTTACGGTTCTGGAAAATTGAATCAGCCAGTACAAACAAAAGTAGCTTTTTCCTTTTTTAAAAGGGCGGATATTCCTTTGAATCCGCACTTAGGTATGTTATTATTTGTAGAGAAATAATATAAAAACTGCGAGAAAATTATTATGGTTACAAAATATAAACCACTTATCACAATCAAAGAAAAAACTGCAACAGAAGCAGCAGTATTCCAATCATTATCAACAGAAATAGAAGGGACTGATAATCAGGTTAAGATTACACCAGTGATTAGTACAGAATTTAATGGAGAAGACTATAAAGTAGGGTTAGTTGATAATGTATTGTTACCAGGTGAATATGTAGGAATACCAAAGGTAACAACTCTTCCTGATGACCCACCATTATCATCATTTTTTATCTTTGAAAAGACAGTATAGAAGATATACGTATGGCAAATAAATATAAGCCAATGATAACTGTCAAAGAGAAGACAGCAACCGAGCCAGCTGAATTTATAGAGCTGTGTACCTCTCCGTGTGGTGATGGAGCTGAAGTTGATGTAGGATCTGAGGGTACACCTGTTACTGGCTCACTTACAATATCAGAAGGTTCTATTAATATTGATCTTGGAGACGAACTAAAAGCGTTATCAAATTTTAATGAAACTGGCATTATTTCGCGTACTGGAGTAGGTCAATATAAAGGCAGAACTTTAGAGGCGGGGAACAATATATCTATCGCAAACCCCGATGGCATAGATGGTAATCCTACTATCTCTTTTACTGGAAGTAATGGTATCAATTCAGTTGGTATTTCAGGTGGTACAGGATTAAATGTGGCAAATTCACCTTTAACATCTGATGGTAGTATAGATCTAACATTATCTCCAGAGTTAGAGAATCTGTCTAATTACGGTGGTATTGGTTTGGTTAGCAGAAATAGTTCAGGTGATTATTCACCTAAAACATTAGTAGCAGGAGATAATATTGAAATAACTGAAGACGGGAATAATATTACTATTAACTCCACAGGAGGAGGGGGTGGTAGTGATATAGAATTAATAGGTTCTATTTTAGGTACTAGTAGTAATGGTGTGATTAATACTAGATTTAATACTGATATTAATCTTGGGGCGGCATCTTTAATTAATTATAATATTGATAATCGACAATATTCTTTAAATTATAATTTAAAGATGTACACCCAAAACCAATGTTATTTTTCTCAGGCAATAGGTACAAAGCATCCTGAAGATGTCTTATCTTGGAGACATGAATATGAATTAAACAAAAGCAGCTTTAGTACTTCAACATATAAAATAAATTTTTATAAAGTGGGTGTATCAAGTAAGAATTTATTTATTATTTCGCATAACCCAGATTCTCAATCCACTCTTTTTACATTAGATGGAAGGTTATATATAAATAATAATCGTATTATAGGTGTTGCATCACCCCAATTAGCTGGAGATGCTGTTAATAAGCAATATGTAGATAGCAAACTTACAGATACTTTAACTGAATTAAAAAAAATAAAAACTGATGTTAAGAAACTAAGAAAGTTTCTGTCTGAATATGTTCCACCTAACAAATTAAAATAAGAGGTAAAAATGGAAAAATTAGAGATAATAGAAATCAAGAATTTATTAGCTAATTCAGAGATATCTGCTGAAATGAGCAAATATCAGATAACAGCAGAATTTTTGAAGCAAGCAGGAGGTCAGCTATATATAAAGCGTATGATAGGACAATCTTCTAGTGCAGAAGATATAAAAATGTTTACAGATAAGCTTGTTGAACTGAAAAACTTAGCAGAAAAATTATGCAGTTTATCAACTACCAAAGTTTAATATTTGCAGGTCTTGCTGATCAGAAGACAGTTTTACTTAGCGTTGAAAAACCCACTTTTTTGAATGCTGTAAATATATGCAATACTTCAAGTGATAATATAAGGATTAATTTACAAATAGTACGCTTATTGATTTCGCCTAAGCAGGAAAACTTTTTAGTTAGGAATGTATTGATACAACCAAATGAAAGCAATAATTTGATATCTCTAGGTAATTTAGAAGTATTTTTAAAAGATGGAGATAATATTTTATGTTTTTCAGATGGTTATAGCCAGCAATTTGATTGTACTATTTGTTATACGGAGTTAAATGAGAAAATATGACAGCAACAACAATAGGTAAAAGAAAAGCTTTAAAAGATTTGCAAGATTATTATGAATACTCCAAAAATTCATCAATACGAGAGCAATGGGCAAATCAGTATTTGATTAATTTAAATTTCTACAGAGGTAATCAGTGGCTAGACCCTTATATATTAAAAGATATGCAAGATATTGGAGCGACTCCATACACATATAATAATATTGAATCTTTAGTAAATGCATTTGTAAGCTTGCAAATACGTTCTAGTAAAAGAGTTGGTTATGAGGCAACTTCTGATAATCCTGAACATATTAAATTAGCAGAATATCTAAAGCATTTAGCCTATGAAATACAAACTCAAAATGAGCATGTGTTTTTTTCTTCTCAAAAATTTACTTCAAGTTTAATTGGTGGTGTAGGTTGGTCTTTATTTAACTATGTAAATGATCAGTTTGTATATGAGAATGTAGACCCAATGGAAGTATATTGGGATCCAGATGATAAAAGCTTGCGATTAGACAAATCTAACTTTGTTTGTAGAGTCCGTTATGTGCCAGTTATAAAACTAAAAAATGATTACCCTGAACTAGCTGATCAGTTTGATAATATGGTAGAGGAAAATAATACTAATCCAGCAGATGAGTTTGAGTTTTCTAATATTACAGAAGGTAATCCATTTCAACAATTCAACAGAACTATTATAAAAGATGATGATGGAGCTTGGACTAAAGGTAGGTCGGTTAGAATAGTAGAGGTATATTATAAGAAGTCTGCAAAATATTATGAAACTACTATTTTGTTTCCTGAAGAGGAACAAGAAGGGGTTTTGCCTACAGAAGAAGTATTTAAGACCTTTGATGAGGCAGTAGCTAAAGCAAAATCTATAAATGGCAAATTAGAACAGAAGGATGGGACTCAGATTTGGCATGGTATATTTACTGATAATTTACTAATAAAGAATAATCCAATAGAATCACAAGCTCCTAATCAAGAATATTTACCATTAACACCAGTAGTATTAAAGCGCGATCATTTGGGAGTTCCTTATGGCGTAGTAGATAATTTAATATCATTACAAAAAACACATAATTTTTTATGGTCTACAACACTGCATTATCTTGATGCAAAAACAATCATAGCTAGTGATGAGCAGGTAGATACTGACAAGTTACGTGATTTCTTAAAAGCGGAGATGCGTAGTAAAAATGGTGTTGCTTTTATTAAGAACCCACGTGAAATACAAGTTATTGACCATGAGAAAAATCTAGATCATAGAATGCGTCTTATTCAGCATAACTATAAAGAATTTGAAACTCAGACTGGATTATATGATGAGCTCAAAGGAGAACAAACGAATGCAGTATCAGGAGTAGCTATTGCACAAAGAGCTAATAATTCGATGAATGCGCAAAATGCTTTGGTTCTTGCTTATGAGAACATGATTATTTCTGAAGGTAAGGTGATGCTGGATACTATTAAAGGTATCAAGAACTTTAAATATAACTTAAAGTTCTTTGCTAATGGTAGAGATAATATGACTACCCTTGATGATTCAATAGCTTTATTGAACTTCCAAGTATATCCAGATGTTTCACCAAATTTTGCATCGAGTGTTGAAGAAGAAAAAGCGAAGTTTGCAGAGCTTATGAATAGTCCAAATCCAGCATTATTGATGAGTTCACCTTTATTCCTACGTGAACTCGGTTTTAGAGAAAATGTTGCCCATGAATTATCAGAAGAATATTTAAGAATTATGGGCATGATGCAACAGCAGCAGGAAGAGCAAAAATTAGATAAACAAATAAATGAAGAGGAAGTAAATGAGTGAAGAGAATAAAACTGAAACTATAGATCATACAGTAGAAAATGATGATTTTTATGATAGTAAATCTTCAGAAACAAAGCCTAATAGTTTGACTCAAAAGACTCTGGAGACTAATAAAGAAGAGAGAGTTAAGTCAACGGTAGATGAACCAGACGCAAAACTTGCTGATGATTCTAAAGAATCTGATAAGGTTGATACAACAGTTGAAGAAACTACAAAGCCTAAGCAACAAGAAGAAGATATTGATATTTCATCATTAAAAGATTCTTTACTTAAAACAAAGAAGTGGGGTCAGGAGAAGAATAAGAAGCTACTTGCACAGAAGCGTAAAATTAGTTCTTTTGTCTCTTCTTTAGTAGAAGAAGGCGTTCTCGATCAAGAAAATACTAATGGTTTTTTACAAAGTCTAGATTTAGATGATGAACATGAAGAAGAAAAAGAACAAGACGTGGCTAATCCTTACGAAACTCTAAAATCTAAACTAGATGATGAGTTTAAAGTATTTAAAAAATACAATAGAGGTAGTGACTTAGAAGAAAAATATCAAGCTTTCTATGATTTCTTTCCGCTGCTTGATGCAAAACAGCAAGAAGAAGCTATGGAATATATAGCAGATGAGGAACCTGATGTTGCCTTAGATTATGTTATGACGCATGGTGAAGATATGTATACATCTTTATATAAAGGTTATAAAGAAAAAGGTAGTATTTTAAAATATGTACAACACTTACAAAATAAGTTAAATAAGCTTGAAAAAGCAAATACAGACTTGCGTTCGGAGGTTGACGTTACTACTAAAAAAGTATACAATAAAATTGATTCTACAACTAAAAGCGAAGTAGGAGAAAACTCATTTTTCGAGAATGACTATTACGCAGATTAGTTTGCCTTTTAATAGGCAAGTGGACACTGACATAAATATTGAATAGACACTGATTTAAAATAATTAGGACACTTGGAGATTTCCTTTTTTACCCTGAAAATTTTAATGATTTCTACCTATCTGATTTTATCGATTTCTACCCATCTGAAATAAAGAATCTAAATGAATTTTAATTAATTATTTAGGTAAAGCGATGGCTATATTTGATAGAAACGACCCCTTTCAGTCGTTAGATTTTGAAAGAAATATTGTAAACCCATATTTAACAGAATATCGTAATAATACGATGTTTGATAGGTTTACAAGCAAAAGTCCAGATTCTCCAATCTTTGTAAAAGTAGGTGGAGCTGGTAGTGGTGATACAATTGTATTTAACCAAAGACAGAATTTCGCACCATCAATAAAACTTGGTCAGGAACAGTTAATTATGGCTGAGGATTCTCTAACATTTGGTGTAGAGAGATTGATTATTGGTGAGTTTCGTTTTGGTGTAAAAATTACTGATAAACTTCTCCAAGAACTGCAGATCAGTCATAAGTTCGACCCAGAGCTTAGAGCGGACTTGCTTGCAAAAGGTGAGTATCGTAAGACGCAGCGTATGATGCATCAGTTCGGTCTTGCATTTAGTGAGAATAATAGAGGTATGCCAAATCAACCTTATTCTTATTCAGACTTAGTAGAGAAGATGAAGGCATGTGGTATTGATACTAACCAAAATGGTGAAGCAGTATCTAACTCTCGTCTTTTATTTGGAGCAGATAAACGTACTAATACTCAAAATACAGTAGGTGCTGTGCTTAATACTGGAGTTATGACTAATGCAAATGGAGTAGATCAACTTACAGTAAATCATTTATTTAGATTAGCTGATTTGGCTCAAAAAGGCTCTAGAACGGAAGTTGAGAATAAAGAAGCTGCAATTAAGCCTTATATGACAAAAAAGAATCGTCTTGGTTATGCTGATAGACGTTATTTACTTCTAACATCTAGTGATGCATATGCAGATCTAGCTCAAGACCCAGAATGGACAGCTCAAATGAATAGAGGTGTAATTGAAACCGAAGAGCAGCCAAGTTTATTATTCGGTAGTAATTACAAAGGTACTGTTCATGGTGTGATGGTTGTAACTATTCCTGAGTTTTCTAACTATGTGTTTGAGAATGGTCAGGCAGTTAAATATGCATATTCTGCATTCCTAGGATGCTCTGCAATTGCAATGGGTATAGGACAAAAGCCACTACTTAGATATGACAATTTTGATTACAAGATGCATCAAGGTTTAGCTCATATAGAAATTAGTGATGCTAAGGTTTTAAAATTCCCATCAAAATCAGACCCAAGTAAGCGTGGAACAAATTCACTGCGTGTTGAAAATGGAATGATTCATTCATTTGTTAGATTATCAAATTAAGAGGTATCAGATGAATAGATATACAACAGAAAAATTATCTAATGCAGTTGCTGCTACTAATAATACTAATCCTATTACTGGTAGAACAGGTGCAAGATGGATTGGCTGTAATCCAAATGATGAAAGTGAGTTAGGTAATATTGGAAATGGAAATGGTATTGTCTATAGTGCAAATCAAGCACGTCAAGATACTATCATTACAAAGTTAATTAGTATCACAACACCTGATAGTTTTGTAGGTGGTCAAACTAATTTTATACAATGCACACTTGGCTCCTTAGGTTTTTCAAATGATTCTGAAATTGTAGGGTTTAATTGTGTAGGTATTAGCGGGATTGATGTAAATCCTGCTAATACTGCATATGCAATTAATCTAAATGGAGTTTTTAACTCAGCTACTATTAGTAGGGTTAGAAATTCTTTAGTTATTGAAATTCCTCAGAATCGTTTGAATGATTTGCAGTCTAAGCGTTTAAATATAATTGTTTATTACAGGTAGTTAAGAAAATGAATAGATTTACAACAAAAAAACTCGACGATGCTATTGCAGCTCAAGCTGGTGCTAGCATTACTAATGGTATAGAAGGGCCAAGATGGAAAGGTTGTGATGTTGCTGCAGACTTTGCTTTGGCAAATGTTACTGCAGGTGATGGTTTATGTTATACCGATGCTTTTGTTGAGGAGCAAGATACAGCTATTTCAAAAATAGTCAGTATCAAAACCCCCGCAAAATTTATTACTGCAAAACCTAATTATATACAAGTTCCCTTATCTTCTTTAGGATTTTCAGAAAAAACTGAAATTATAGGTGCTTATGTAATTGGTAAGCAAAGCATAGGTACTAATGAAGTAACAAAGGCATATTTTACTAATTATGAAAATGGCTATTTTAGAATATCGAAAGTTAGAAATGTTTTAATTATTGAGGCTCTAGAAGGTCAAACTGCATTGACTGACATAGAAGATGTTATTTTGAATGTAATGATTCATTATAGGTAGCATTATGCATGTATCAGAGCTAATAGATTTAGTATCACAGTTAAGTTTTGGTAGAGTGCAGCCGACAGAGAAGGAGCGCAATTTATATTTGCGCTTCCTCAATCTTGCTAATCTAGAAATGTGGCAATTAGCAGTTAATGCAAGTCAGTTCTTGCGTACTCAAGATTTGTTTTTTGAAGATGGAGAAAACACTGTAGATATACCAGATGGTTACTACCTAAAGGGTGTATTCCTAGGTAATCAACCCCTAACTAAATGTAATTTTGATAATATCCTAGATGTTCCTCAATCTAAGTACAGCACTATTAATAATGTTATAACCATAACTGCAAACCATAACCAATCCACAAAACTAGACCCTTCTGACAATAAATATAAACGCTACATTACAGTAGTTTTATTAGAAAACGCAAAGGTTTTAGTAGAAAATGTTACTGATTCTACCAAAGAAGTTGATACACCTGTATATCCTATGCCATACCATCTTGGCTTAGTACATGGTGCATTATTCTATTTATATACGAGTAATAAAGGTTTTACTGAGAAAATAAAATACCAAATGTTAGCATGGAGTGATGCTAAAAAGAATCTAGCTAATTACTACAGTTAAAAGAGGTTGTTGTGTTTCAAGGACAAATACAGAATGTAAAGTTTCCAGCTCCTTATGGCGGAATGGATGGAACTGTAGATAACAATCCGCAATATGCTAAATATCTACAAAACATGTTAATTACAGATAACAACACCTGCACTCTTAGATATGGTACAAGATTGGTAGCTGAGTTTCCTTTTGATGAAAACAGAATATTTAGAAGCCAAATTGCAGTAATGTCGCATTTAGGCGAAGGTGGTAAGTCTGAGAAAATTATATATCAAAATTATTTGCAAGCTATACCTTATATTGATGTTAAGCAGCATGTTGAGGTAGAAGAAGTACCAAATGTTGCTAATACAAGTAAGATATCTATTGATATAACATCTTTGGATGAGGAGCAGAAGACTTTCATAAAAGATAGAATATTTGATGAAGTATATCTTTATATTAGGCAAGAGTCATTATCTGAAGGTGCTGAAATCACTGATGTTACTATTGAAGAAAATAGTATTAGTTTTAATGTACTATTCCCCAAGAGTTTTTTTGATATACAGGTACCACCACTTCCAGAAGAAAACAATTTTGAAATATGGTGGGAAAGAGGTGCTTTATATAAGTTAGAAGGTAATGCTTTTAATACGAATCCCTTAAAAGAAGATCTAGACCCAAATGTTGTAGTATCTCATATAAATTACCAAGGTAAATTACTAATTGCCAATGGAGTTAATCCAGTTTTTGTATATGATGGTAACAATATTACAGAGTTAAAAGGTGATGCCGCTGTATTAGTCTCTGGCTCTATAAGACAAACTGGTAATCAATTATCTTTTGAAGTGCCAGAGTTCTTTAGATCTGAAATAGCTAAATATATTGTTGTAGGATCTACTGTTGAACTGAAATCTAGGGAATCATCAAAAAAAATCCAAGTTACAAATATTACCGAACTTGACCCAGGTACTGGGAATATACAAGTTACTCTAACTCTTGCAGAAGAACCGCCTGCTAATACAAGAACTATACTATATAAAAAAAATGCACCACCTTTTAATTTTTTAGCTGTAGCAAATGATCGCCTTTGGGCCTTGGCTGAAGGTCGAAGTTATAAAAATAAATTTCGGCCTCCAAATTTAGCTATGAAAGCTTATTATGCTAGTGATAGAAAATCAGTAGATGGTTGGTTTAATCAGAAGACTAATGAGATTGAGTTTATTGACTTATCTTCAAATTCGTCTGTTCCAGATAATCTAGAAACTATAATAGCGTTTCAGGGAAAAGTCTTGTTTTTAGGACGAGAAACAACGCAAATTTGGCAAGGAGAAGACCCAACTGTAATTGATGATGGACAAAATATACAATTACCTGATTTTAAATGGGAGATGACAGTACCAGTCGGCATTATCCAAAAATCATTATTTACAGAAATACCAAATGATTTTGTGTTTCTTTCTAAATATGGGATTATGTCATTAAGTTCTATAAATCAGTATAAGCAATTATCAGTTTCATATAACTTTTCTAATGGCATTAATCAGCATTTAAACTCTCAATTAGAGTTTGTTGAAACGAATAGAGATTACAGAGACTTAAAGGCTTTTTTATATCCTTATGGTAGGTTCTTGGGCTTTAAGTTGAAATATAACTGTTTAATATATCAACTAAAGCAAAATGGTGGCTGGTCAATATTCAGTGAAAACTTTGCTGATAGTAGAAGTATTTATTATGACTCAGTATCACAAGATTTATTCTTAGGTATGGATAATGGCCTGCTACTTGCATATGCAGACAAAACTAGCACTCAGAGTTATAAAGAATATAATAAAGGTGATATGATTTGGCGTATTCATTATTCTTGGATATACCCAAATACTACATGGCATAATGAATCTATATTTATTGCTTGTAGGACGCTTTCACCTATTGATATAAATGTTCAAATCTATACGGATTATAATGACTCTGATAACTTATCTGAGGTTATTAAAATAGATCAAGAAGGTGGTTTATATGATAATAGTGAATTTGGTATAACCAAATATTCGTATAGAAATGGCAATTTTCCTTATGAAATATCAAGATTTGCTGCTGATGCTATTATGCTGACTTTAAATGGAAGAGCTTCCAATCAGTTTATTTTTGATAAGTTATTTTTAGCAGGAGGTCTTGCTGATGGCAATTAAAGCATTTAAGCGTGTTCCCAATTATTTTGCTGGTTTTAGTAAGCTTCGAGCTGATAGTTTGGATAGTCAGTTTAATATGATAAGTAGCTATTTAAATGACGAAGTAGTAACTGTTTTAAATAAACTGAGTAGCGATAAAATAGTTGGTAGCACTAATCCTGCTGATGCAAATAAATTCTTACAGAATGTAGGAGACACAACAACTAGATGGTCGGCAATTGATAATGATTCTTTTTCTGATTATTCCTTGTCTTTAGCAAAGCTGGTGAAGACTAATATTGGCTCTATATTAGCAGCTAATAGTAGCGGAGTAATTGAACCAGTATCTACTTCTACTACTAATCAGATATTATCCTCGAGAAGTCAGGATTTGCCTATCTGGACAAAGATTCAAACTCCTAATATAGCTGATCGCTCTATAACAGGAGATAGTATAGCAGATGCTACAATTACTAATGATAATTTACCAGCTTATTTAATAGAGAATCTTATTATAGAAGATTCAATTACTGGTGATAAATTCAAGAATAATAGTATTACATCTACTAAGATAGCTGATAATGTACTTACTGCCGAAAAGCTTCATCCTAATTTGGCTACACCCTTTGCTAAAGGAGTCTGGAATAATATTATTCCAGATAATTACCTAACAACAGTCAATCAAATACTCAAACCACAGACTTATGGTTTTCCTGCAAGTTGGGAAACTATGATTAGGTTATTTAATGACAGATCGAGACCAGTTACAAAATATACCAACTCTAAGCCAACAATTAATACTGTGCTTCCTGTATCTAAGTTTAGCAATAACGGGTATTTTTTTGGCTTTGGTGCACCACATGTATATGGCCGTATTAGATCTGCTACTAAATTAAAAGATAATAGTGTAGATGCTGTAAAAGTTGCAGTTGGTTATAATCCATCATCATCAGCATATCCTAGAGATATGCGTATCTTTATTAGAGATTATATGTACAAGATGGTACAAGCAGGAGCGGTGCAGAAAAAGCATCTAACGCCATACTTACGAAACAAGTTGGAGAATGCTTAATGTTAGATAAATATACAAGAGATAGTGCATATTTTCAGTCATTACGCGATCGTAATATGAGCATTGCCCGTCGTGATTTAGATTTAAGCTTTAATAATATAGTTGATTATATTAATAAACAGGTGTTGCCAGTAGTTAGTACACTAACTAATAAGAAGGCTGTTGGTGTGCAAGGCGGTTCTGATCGTTTCCTCAGAAACATAGGTAATGGAGACACTGTATTTGATATAATAAGAAGTAGTGACTTATCCGACTATAGTCTCGGTCTTAATAAGTTTATACAGCAAATTCCATATGGAGTTATAACTAGTAATAGTAATGATGATTTACAGACTTTTGCTCCTACTGAAGATAATCAAGTTTTAGTTGCTGGTGAGAATTTAGTCCCAGTATGGAAAAAGCTCAGTGCTGCTAATTTTGCTGATAGATCAGTTGATAGTACAAAAGTTGCAATCGGTACTTTATCGGCAAGACATTTAGCGCAAGGTATTATAGGGAAACCTTTAAATGCAAACTCTATAGAAACAAGATATATTAAAGATAATACAATTACTGGTAACAAAATCGCCCCGAGTAGTTTTGATAGCACCAAAATTAGCGCAGCTTTAATGGCTACAAGAGCAGCTGGTAATCAATTAGAGTTTACTGATAAATGCTTTACAGCTAGAACTATTGCTAATAATAGCGTAGATATACAATATGTATTTTTTAAAGCTAACCCTAGCCAAAGTGGCAGAAAGTATCCACAGTTTAGCGGAATATTCTCACCTAAAAATATTCCGCTAAACTCAATAGAGCTAAAAGAAATCAGCACTAAGACCAATCGTCAGAAAATCAATGTGCGTACTCAAATGGATAACTCTATTATTCCAAGCAAGGTTAAAGCTAAAACTCTTAGCATACCAACCATTAGGGCTCAACTGAATGGCTGGCCATATCTTGAAGCTAGATTAAAACTATCCAAAAATAATTTATCTCCAGAAGTAAAAGCTATTCTTGTTAACAAAGGAGGGCTAAAACCATGACAGATAATATACAGCGTAATAGAAGCTATTTTACTGATAAGATACTTAAAGAAGATAAAACTATTTATTCTCAAGATTTAGATAATCAATTTAATAATGTATCTGATTACCTAGATAAAGAGCTAAAACCAGCAATAGATCAGCTTACTAGCGATGCCGTAAAAGGCATAGCAGGTAATATAGGAGCATTCTTACATAACGTCGGAGACGGAACTACAGATTGGCAAAATCTTGATCAGGGTAAGATTGACGATTTTTCTATTCCTTTTACTAAGATAGTTAAAATAAATTCTGGTTCTGTGGTAATAAGCGATAAAGATGGAACATTAGAGGCTAATGCTCCAAATAGCGATAATTTATTATTAATATCTAGGAATAATGATACTCCAATATGGCAACAAATAACATCTAATCAGATTGAGCCTAAAGCACTAACTGGCAGGCAATTAGGGACTCTTGCTATGGAAAACTTTGTAGAGAATCAATTTATTACCAATATAGTTCCAAATGTTATAACCACCACAAACATACAGGATAAGAATATAACTAACGATAAGATTATGGATGGTCAAATAACATCTAATCATTTAGGTATATTCCATAACTTACCATCTGTTACTACTGGCCTAACTGTAGCTAATATAGATGATGGAGCTATTACAACTGATAAAATCAAAGACGGTAGTATTCCTATAACTTATAATAACTATCAGGAGTTCAGTTTATACAATCCTATGGAATTATGGGGTAATGTTTACGGCTCAGTAACTGTGGATGATGGAACTGTATATAAGCAATTAATAAAGTCAGAGAATATAAAAGATAATACAATAGAAGGCTCATTAATGCGTGATGGTGGATTATTTACTAATGATAAGCCAGAAGCTGCGCGTTTTGAAGCATCGAAGGGGTTCTTTGAAAATGTTCCTTATGGGTTCCAATTTACCAGTGAACATTTAACAGATAATGCTCTTGATCTGGATAGCTTCGATGATGAGGTTAAAGCTGCTTTTAATAGGTTGTGATATAGGTAAGAACATTGTTTAAGACTAGAAAATATTGTATAATTTAATAAAAAACTGCGAGGTATAATTTATGTCATTTTGGACAAATCCATTTAAAGCAACGAGAGCTTTTTTTGGTGGTAAAAAGCCCCCAAAATTACAAACCCAAGCTAATAATCCAATAGCTGATAAGTTTCCACCGATAAACTTTACAAGTGTCTTTGATGAAATAAGCAAAGATAAACTAGATATTATAAAAGGATTAGATGGGAAACTAAACTTAAGGTTTAGTAACCAAGATGGGCGTATTGATTTGGATACACCAGTTCAATCAAGAGATATAAATACTAGATTACCAGCTATCAATAGATTAAGTGAAAGAGCATCAGAAGTAGTAGCTTTAAGCCAAGCAATGACAAGATTAAGCAATAGTATTGAGCAAATTGAGAATACTAGCCCTTATCTTATAGAACAAAATCAAGACTTGATTAATAGTTTTCGTAATGCATCAGAAAGTGCTTTAGATAGAGGTTTTGATCATAGGCAATATGCAATAGATCAAAAACTGGCACAATATGGCTTGGATAATAGCTCTACGGCTTTTGGAGTACAAGTTGCTCTTGCTCGTGAAAAAGCAAATGCATATGCAGATTTAGAGCTTAAACAAGCAGAACTTGCTCAAGGCCTTAAACAGCAATCAATAGCTAACTTACATCAAAGAGGAGATCTGCTAAATAGAAATGCCGCTGTTGAGTTAGAAAGATTTAATGCTGAATCACG